TCTAAAAGCTTAGATAAGCATGATACATATACATTTGGGGCTTATGCTAAAAAGATAAGATTAGGAGAAACCCTAGACCTTTTAATTGAACTTGAGAAAAAAATTTTTACTGAAGAACAGAGAAAAAAATCTTTAAAAGAAACCAAAAATGAAAGCAGTATTAAAAGCAATCTGGGAGAATAGAAGTCAAATCCTAGAAGGTGTAAAAAACTCAATTGTAAGAGATGAGTTAGTAGAAGATATTTCTAGAATGAGACTAGATGTTTGTTATGACTGTGACAAGATTGATGAAAAAGGAAAACAATGTGCAGTAAAAGGAACACAACCTTGTTGTTCAGAATGTGGTTGCTCATTAGCTTTTAAGACTAGGTCTCTTTCATCAGAATGTCCTCTTGGTAAATGGGATGCTATTGCCACGGAAGAGGAAGAAGATAAACTAGATGAACTATGAGCATAGTATTTAATGCAGATGACCACAGCTACAAAAGTGTAGATCCTAATGATGAAATTAAGTGGGTTAGTGTGACTACCCTACTGTCTAGTCTTAAGAAACCTTTTGATGCAAAAGAAGTTGCTAAGAAAGTTTCTAAGAATAAGAAATCTAAATGGTATGATATAAAGCCTAGCACTATTGTAGAGATATGGGATAATGAGGCCAAACGTGCTACTAATTTAGGGACATTCTACCATAACCAAAGAGAAGCTGACTTATGTTCTTTAGCATCTATTGAAAGAGAAGGTGTAAATGTTCCCATTTTTAAACCTTATGAAGGAGAGAATGGTTTAAAAATTGCTCCTTCACAAAAGCTTGATCCAGGCGTGTACCCAGAACATATGGTCTATCTTAAGTCAGCAGGCTTATGTGGCCAATCAGATTTAGTTGAAGTAGTCAATGGTAGAGTTAATATCATTGACTACAAGACTAATAAGGAGATTAAAACAGAATCATTTAAAAACTGGGAAGGAATGTCTGAGAAGATGCTTCCACCAGTAGATCATTTAGATGATTGCAATTTTAATCATTATGCTTTACAGTTAAGTATCTACATGTATATTATCTTAAAACATAATCCTAAACTTCAACCTGGAAAAATATTTATTCATCATATTACATTTGAAAAAGGTGGTGAAGATAAGTATGGCTACCCTATTGCTAAATTAGATGATAAAGGGGAACCAATAGTATTAGAAGTAATACCAATGCCAGTACCTTATCTTTATGATGAGGTTATCTCAGTTATCAATTATCTTAAGGATAATCCTTACATTATTAAAAAAAAGTAATATGATTGTAAGACTATTTGACGTACAAAATGGTATAGTAATTCCTACAGAACATTGCTATACTTTAAAGGCACTTAAAGATGTAATGGATAACTATCCGGATGACTATCTTAAAATATATCTCTATTTGTTTTACATGACATGTCCTAATCCAGACATGAACCCTTTCTTTCATACCCCAGAAGTAGATAAAGAGCACATTATCTTAAATGAAATTCAAGCAGAGTTTTCTACAGAAGATGATGATATACATACTGCTCTCCTATTCTGCCAAAGAATGTATGAAACTCCTACATCAAGAGCATATAAAGGAATGGCTTCCATGTTAGATAGATTAGCTAGATATATGGAGACTACGCAGATTACTGCAGGTAGAGATGGAAACATTAACTCACTAGTAGCTGCAGCCAAAAACTTTGATCAGATTAGAGCATCATTTAAAGGGGTCTACAAAGATCTACAGGATGAGCAATCAAGTAAAGTTAGAGGTGGTCAGGGTCTAGCATATGACAGTTAATTATGAGTGAAATTTATCAAGACATACCAACCTATGACAATGGAACATGGACAACAACAAACTTTGAATCCAGAGAGGACTTCAGCAACTTCATATTTGGGGTTTTCAAAGAACCCGGTAAGTACGGATTCAACAGTACAACTAATCAGGTATTTATATCTGAGTCAAGAAGATTTAGAGATAGTGGAGTATATTGCACAGCCCCGTTCAAATCAAAAGACTTTATTGCCTATTGGGATGATCAAAAAGCAAAATGCCGGAAGGGGATAATTGTAAAGGAAAATAACAATACATGGTTTCTTGCAAGAGAATACTACATGTGGTTAAACTTCTTACCAATCTTTGATAAGGAACAACAAAAGTTTGACTTTGCTAAGATTAGGGATGCTCAGTATCACATGGCTCTTTATGAGTTACTATCTGAGCTAAACTATAAGCATTCAGCTATTCTTAAAAAACGTCAGATTGCTTCCTCATATTACCATATGGGTAAGTTTATAAACCAGCAGTGGTTTGAAGCAGGGGTTACTCTTAAGATGGGTGCAAGCCTTAAAGACTATATCAATGAGAAAGGGTCTTGGAAATTCTTACAGGAATACGCAGCCTTCTTAAATGAGCATACAGCATGGTATAGACCTATGTCTCCAGACAAGGTAATGATGTGGCAACAGAAGATTGAAGTAAGAAAAGGAGATAGAAAAACAGAGGTTGGTCTCAAAGGAACCATACAAGGTATGTCATTTGAGAAAGATCCAACAAATGGTGTAGGGGGTCCAGTAAAATACTTCTTCCATGAGGAAGCAGGTATTGCTCCCAAGATGGATCAGACATATGAGTACATGCGCCCAGCCATGAGATCAGGTATGGTTACTACAGGTATGTTTATTGCAGCAGGATCTGTGGGTGACTTATCTCAGTGTAATCCACTAAGGGATATGATCCTTAATCCTCTTTCAAAAGATATTTATGCTGTAGAAACTGATCTTATAGATAATAAAGGAACTGTTGGCATGTCAGGTTTATTTATTCCTGAGCAATGGTCTATGCCTCCATATATTGATGAATATGGTAATTCACTTGTAGAAGAAGCATTAATTGCTCTTGATAAACAGTTTGAGCAATGGAAAAAAGAACTTTCTCCAGAAGATTATCAGTTAAGGATTTCACAGCACCCAAGAAACATTCAGGAAGCTTTTGCACATAGAACAGTATCTATATTCCCTCCACACTTAGTTGCTGCACAATCTAGAAGAATAGAAGAGAAAGAATATGGTTATGAGTTCTTAGATATTTCTACTGATGAGAATGGTAAAGTTGCTGTAAGAAACACAGACAAACAACCTATTAAAGAATTCCCAATAAGTAAGAAAACAGAAGATAAAACTGGAGTACTAGTTGTGTGGGAAAGACCCATTGCAGATCCTACATTTGGACAGTATTATGCGTCTATTGACCCCGTCTCAGAGGGTAAGACTACAACATCAGAATCACTATGTTCTATTTATGTTATGAAAGCTCCTGTACAAGTAACTAAGGTAACTGGAGTAGAAACTGAAACATACATAGAACCTGATAAAATAGTAGCTGCTTGGTGCGGCAGGTTTGATGATATTAATAAAACTCACCAGAGATTAGAGTTAATCATAGAATGGTATAATGCATGGACAGTAATTGAGAACAACATCTCATTGTTTATCCAGTATATGATATCAAGAAAGAAACAAAGATATCTAGTACCTAAGAGTCAGATCATGTTCTTAAAAGACTTGGGTGCCAATGCTAACGTATTCCAGGAGTATGGTTGGAAAAACACCGGTACATTATTTAAACAACACCTTTTAAGTTATGCTATTGAGTATACTAAAGAGGAGTTAGATGTAGAAACTAAACCTGATGGAACTATTGTAAGAACAAAATATGGGATAGAGCGCATTCCGGATCCCATGTTACTTAAAGAAATGCAAGAGTATGCAGAAGGAGTCAACGTGGATAGACTTGTATCATTTGCTGCACTTGTGGCTTTCATGAGAATTCAACAGGCTAACAGAGGTTATGCTAGAAGAACTATTATGGATGATGCAGCTAAAAACTTGCAAAAGTCAGAAAATTTGTTTAAATTAAATAGTAGTCCATTTAGGTATATGGGTAAGTCATTTTATAGGAATGATCAAGGATTTAAAAGATCACCCTTTAAAAACATTAAATAACAGTTATGCAAGTATACAATGCATTAGATTTAAAAAAAGGAGCTAAGGCTAAACATAATAGGTTAGGTAGTATTACCCAACCCTTACAGTTTATATCCAATATAGATAAAGATGACGAATGGGCTGCCTGGAATCTTGACTGGTTAGAATGGAATGGTCTAAAGCAAATCCGTAGAAATGCCCGCAGGCTAATGAAAAACTATAAGCTTGCAAAAGGTATTATTGACAGAACAGACTATATAGTTGAGGAAGACAATGAGATGAGAGAAATTGTTGAGGTATTAACTAAAGAAGATGCCTCAGCATTAGAGTTAAAGTTCTATCCAATTATCCCAAATGTTATTAATGTTCTTGTAGCTGAATTTGCTAAAAGATCCACTAAACTTACCTATAGAGCTGTAGATGACTTCTCATATAATGAGATGATGGAGCAGAAACGCAAGATGGTAGAAGATACCTTAATGGCAGATGCTCAGACAAAAATTATGGCTGCTTTAATGGAGCAAGGCCTTGATCCTAATTCGGAAGAAGCTAATAAGCAACTACAACCAGAAACTTTAAAATCATTACCAGAGATTGAGTCATTCTTTCAGAAAGACTATAGATCTATGGTAGAGCAATGGGCTTCTCACCAACATCAAGTAGATGTTGAAAGATTTAGAATGGATGAGTTAGAAGAAAGAGCTTTCAGAGACTCATTAATTACAGATAGAGAATTCTGGCATTTCCGCATGATGGAAGATGACTATGATGTAGAACTCTGGAATCCACCATTAACTTTCTACCACAAATCTCCAGATGCAAGATATATTTCTCAAGGTAACTGGGTAGGTAAAGTTGACATGTTTACTGTATCTGATGTTATTGATAAGTATGGTTATATCATGACGCAAGAACAGTTGGAAGCACTTGAGGCAGTTTATCCAATTAGATCTGCAGGTTATACTATTGGGGGTATGCAGAATGATGGTTCATTCTATGATGCAACTAAGACTCATGACTGGAACGTAAGTATGCCATCATTAGCCTACAGACAATACACAAGTATGCGCGCAGGATCTGTATATGATGGTGGTGATATTATCAACCAAATACTTGCAGAAGGAGAAGATTACTTTGACCAAGGTACTGCATTTTTACTCCGTTGTACTACAGCATATTGGAAGTCTCAGCGTAAGGTAGGACACCTTACTAAAATCAATGAGATAGGTGAAGTAGAAACAGAAATTGTAACTGAAGATTATAAGATCACAGATAAGGCTATCTATGATACCAGATTGTTTAAGAATAAGACTAAAGAAAACTTAGTATATGGAGAACATATTGACTGGATCTGGATCAATGAAGTTTGGGGTGGTGTAAAAATTGGACCAAATATTCCTTCATTCTGGGGTATGAATAACCCTGGTGGATTCTCTCCTATCTATATTGGTGTTGAAAGAAACCATATTGGACCTCTCAAGTTCCAATTCAAAGGGGATAGCTCACTATATGGTTGTAAGCTTCCTGTAGAAGGAGCAGTATTCTCAGATAGAAATACTAAGTCAACAGCATTGCTTGACTTGATGAAACCATACCAGATTGGATACAACATTGTAAACAACCAGATTGCGGATATCTTAGTAGATGAACTTGGTACTGTAATCATGTTAGACCAGAACTCTTTACCTAGACACTCATTAGGAGAAGACTGGGGTAAGGGTAACTTGTCTAAGGCATATGTAGCAATGAAGAATTTCCAGATGTTACCATTGGATACTTCTATTACAAACACTGAGAATGCATTAAACTTTAACCATTTCCAAAAGTTAGATCTATCTCAGACAGAAAGATTAATGTCTAGGGTTAATTTAGCTAACCACTTTAAGCAACAAGCATATGAAGTAATTGGTGTTAACCCACAAAGAATGGGGCAACAATTATCTCAGATGACTGCCACAGGGGTAGAACAAGCCGCTGCTGCATCTTATGCACAGACAGAGATGTTCTTTATCCAGCACTGTGATTACTTAATGCCTAGGGTACACCAAATGCGTACTGACTTAGCACAATACTATCACTCTACTAAACCATCTGCAAGATTAACATATCTTACAGGAGCAGATGAAAAAGTAAACTTTGAGATTAATGGTACGGACTTATTGTTACGTGACCTTAATATATTTGCTACCACTACAGCAAACCATAGAGCCGTTCTTGAACAACTTAAGCAAATGGCTATGCAAAACAATACTACCGGAGCTTCTATCTATGATCTTGGTAAAATTGTTCAGTCTGACTCTGTTGCACAACTCAATACAGTTCTTAAAGAATCTGAAGCAAAACAACAGCAACAGAAGAATCAAGAAATGCAGCAACAGCAGCAAATGCAAGAACAACAACTTGCTGCACAGAAAGAGCAAAAACAAATGGAGATTGATGCTCAGAATCTTAGAGATGAGAAGAATAGACAAAGAGATATTCTTGTTGCAGAAATTAGAGCTGCTGGTATGGGATCAATGGTGGATATCAATGAGAACAAACAATCTGACTATGTGGATGCCATGAAAGAGCTTAGAGCTACTGATGAATTCCAAGCTCAAACAAATCTACAAAGGGAAAAGGAGACAAACCGTATGAATGCTGATGCTCAAAAGAATCAGATTGAAAGGGAAAAAATAGCTGCTCAGAAAGAGATTGCTAACAAACAACTCCAAATTGCCCAGGAAAACAAGAACAGATTTGATGGTAATAAACCAAATAAAGGAGAGAAAAAATAGTATTAGCTATATAATGTCGAAAAAAATTAGTGCTAATAATAAATTTCTCAAGTTTAATTTGTATATTATATTATAAACAAAACCAACAAAGATGACAGACCCAACAAAAAATCCTGAGGAAGCTCAGGTACTAGACTCTACAACGGTAGGTCAAGTAGATGTAAATATTGATGAGCTCTTTGGAATGCCAGGTGCAGATAGTGTAATGCTACCTGAAGATGGTAAAACTGAAGAGAAACCAAAGTCCATGTTTTCTAAAGAAAATATAGACACTACGTTCCTTGACAATACTGTTAGAACAGCTGAAGAAAAAGCTGATGCTGCTGAAAAGAAAGCTGATGTTGAAGAAGCAATTGCTGAGCTTGATGGTCTAATTAGCCAAGAAGAAGAGACTGGAAACAAAGGAAGACCCAAAGTAGACAAGTCTGGTCTTTCTGAATTAGCTCTTAAAATGATTGAGGAAGGTACACTTATTCCTTTTGATGATGATAAACCATTAGAAGAATATACTACTAAAGACTTCCGTGAGTTATTTGAAGCTAACTTCCAAGAGAGAGAAAATAAGGTAAGAGAGAATACTCCAAAAGAATTCTTTCAAGCATTACCAGAAGAACTTCAGATTGCAGCTAAATATGTAGCTGATGGTGGACAAGATCTTAAAGGTCTATTTAGAACTCTTGCACAAGTGGAAGAGGTATTTGAATTGGATCCAGATGTTGAGCAACATCAAGAAGAAATTGCAAGACAATATCTTTATGCTACAAGCTTTGGTACTCCAGAAGAGATTGAAGATGAGATCCAAGATTGGAAAGACATTGATAAGCTTGGTCAAAAAGCTAAACAATTTAAACCAAAATTGGATAGAATGCATGAAGAAGTTGTTGCACAAAAACTTGCAGAGCAAGAATATAAAAAACAACAACAGGCACATCAAGCTAAAGCATACCAGGATAACGTATATAGCACACTTAGTACAGGTGAATTAGGTGGTGTTAAACTTGACAGAAAAGTTCAAGGTATGTTATACTCTGGATTGGTACAACCAAACTACCCTTCTATCTCAGGAAAACAAACCAACTTACTTGGTCACTTGCTTGAGAAGTATCAGTTTGTTGAGCCAAGACATGACTTGATTGCTGAAGCTCTTTGGTTACTTGCAGATCCAGATGGATATAAAGCAAAAGTAAAAGATCAAGGTGCAAAAGCAACAGTTGAGAAAACAGTAAGAACATTGAAAACAGAAGAGGCTAGAAAACTTTCTAGTTCTTCTACCAATACCGGTGATGATGATGCTAGAAGACCAGCAGCAAAATCACAACAAAGAACCATCTCTAGACCAAACAATTTGTTCAAGAGATTTTAACTAGTAACAATTTAAAATAAATAAATACAAATGGCAACTCCAGTTTTAAACAATGGTATATTCCTCAGGGATACCGCTTACAACGCAAGTTCCCATGTGGATTCTTACCACTTGGTGAACATGCTGAAAGATGCTGAGCCTATGGACTTAGGCCCAGTTGACTTATGGGCTATGGCTCAGAAAGTTGAAATGCCACTTTATCAAATGTCTTCATTTGGTGGTAAAAATGTTATCATGGTTGATAATGCTCGTGGAGAGTACAAGTGGCAAACTCCGGTTTCTATTGACCTTCCATATGTAGTAGAAGACATCGAACCAGATAACTCATTCAAAGGTATTGAAGGTTCTACTTTCCGTATCAAATTAAAC